TGGAGGTGGTGATGGTGGTGGTGGTGGAGGTGGTGGTGGTGGTGGACTGATGCACATTTGAGCTACTGGCCCTTTGTACTCAGAACTAATTTCTTCAACAAGGTTGTTGTCTTCGTCCCAAACTAATTTTGAATAAATTTTCATCAATCTCCTTTTCGCGTGTGTAGCCCTTCAGCCTTTTGCGTGTGTGTATATTATACACAAAAAAATAAATAACTTTGTCAGTCCAATTATTTACCTGGAATCAGTGTTTAATTAATTTTAAAACTACTTCCAGAGTTAGAAAGCGGATTAAAAACTTTAGCCACTTTAGAAACATCTACGGCTATGTTAGGAAGATAATTTATTGCCTCTGACGTAGCATCAATACAATCATCTGTCATCCTTGGTCTTGGAAAGGCTTGTAGCTCATCAAAGAACGGTGTATTCTTTACTCTTTCGTGGACATACATTCTACCAATTTTTATAATTGGCTCTAAAGTTTGTGCAATAAACACTCTTTTATTTGTAGTTCTAAATTTTGGAATAACTTGTACAAAAACTTTCATATCTCTTGCAACTTTACGTAACTCTGACGCTAACGTTGCACTAAAGTTTTCTTCAACAATTACGTGTGCTAGTTTATGATATGCACAACATAAAATAAGTTCTCTACATTGATTTGTAAAGTCTTTTTCTTTTACATCAACTCCTGTTAAAACTTTTATATCATGAACATATGTATTTCCTTGATCATCTCTCGCACAAATTGATAACACAGAGGCATCTCTGCCCTGAATTCCTTGTGCAGGATCCCAAGATCCAACTACACGAGTTATATTATTTTTACCTAACCTACACGCAGAAAGATAATCTCCAAATGGTTGTGCAATTTGTTGCCATTCAAACTCATCATTATACATTTTAATTTTCTCCAATTCCACAAGAGGTTGATAAGTTGATTGCGGAATTAGTAAATATTGCGAGTTATAGTCCCCCGTTGTAGTCTCCCGTTTTTGCTGTTCAAGCCATTTATAAGAAAACATACCATCTGGATGATTTGGCCAAGCAAGATAATCTTCTTCAACTTGTGTTGAATCTTCTTTCATAACCATACGTTTTCTTACTACAGGAATTTTTTTTGTAGTATATCCTTTGTTACCTAAATGATCGTAAATTGTGAATTCTGAATGGGGAGTTCCAGCCAGGAGAATTTGTTTTGAAAGTTTTCCAAATTCAGCGACACGTTCTTTTATTCTTTCTCGTTGTCCATTTGTTATAACATTATCACTAGTTTCTACGTCATCTCCAATAATTGTATCCGCGTGCATTCCTGTATATGACGCACCTAACGAAGAAACTGTAACAGATGGATTCAATTGCATTATTGGTCTTTCAACTGTAAAGTTTTCTGCTTTCCAAGAATACAAACTACTTTTCAAATGCTGTAACATAGGATGACTTTCAATCATTGATCTAATGAATAAACTATTTCTTAATGCTAAATTTCTTTTTGCAGATATTAGTAAGCAAGTCCAGTTTGGGTCTGTCAATAACTTCCAAGTGATTAGACAGCCAAGGATGTACGATTTTCCTGAATGACGAAATGCTTGTAAAATTCTTCTTGGGTTATCGTCAGTTGCTTCTAACCATTCTGCTATTTCTAAATGTATGGGTGGAGTATCATACTGCGATACGATGTTTGTCGCATCTAAAAATACTGGAAAACTTATCTTCATTATACATTTGTTTTTGATTTTTGAATACGTTTCTCTGCTAATTGAATTAGTTTAGATGCTTCTTGTTTTTCTGCTTGTGTATTAGAACCCACAGGATGGATATTTCCACTTACACTTTGAGCAAGGTACTTTAACATCATCAACTTATTACGTTTTGCATTGTCTAAAAACGTTGTTTGTTTAATATAATCTTTTTCATCAGACTGTGGATAAGGTACATCAAAGAGTTGTTTCGCTTCTTCTAATTCTTTATCCCAATAATTAGTAGCAAACTCTTTTACTATTTCTAACCACGCTCTTTCAACTCTATTTTTTGACATTGTCTTTGTCTCCAGTTATTACTGTTGGTCCATTGACTGTAGAGTTTTCGTTTTGTCTTATGTATTCCATTAATCTATTATGCAATATACCTATACCAGCTAATTCAATCGCTCTAAAGGCACCTCTTTGTGAAGCAGTATCTATTACTCCACACATAGTTTTATAATCGTTGATTGTGATTTCTATTGTTTGTTGTTCTTGTTTCATTAGTATTTTCCTTTTCTGTTCAGTTTAATATCACGTGCTGTTGCTTTAATGAAACTGCAAGGAGTCAAAAAGATGCGAACAGCACGTAATACTGAATATTTATATTGGTTGTTCAAATAGTTTATCTATGTGAGTCTTTTTATGTAAAACACCAGCATCTATCATATTGATTTGGTTATCTATTGCTACAAATTTCTTTGTTGGCAAATAGTTATTACACCATTTTTCAACTCTATCCAATGTAGCATTAAATCCTATAATTTGTGCTGTACTAAACCAAGCAGTCTTATTGCTACCTCTAGTAGAGTGAAATTGATTTTGTATTTGTGCCCATAAACACATACAGCTTGGTGGCCAATTATATCTGTTTTGATAATGCCAATACCATTTTTTTCCTATGCATTTTTTCAAGTAGTTCTCCCACTTCACTGTTTTAACAAATTCACCAGTTCTTTCTTGTAGTGATCCTATTGTTCTTAACATATGAGAACCCATTTTATTGTATTCTTCTAAAGACTGCACATAATAAGCAGTAGCAACTCCGGAGTCTCTTATGCTGGTATAATAAAAATCTATCATATAATAGTGTTCCTTTTTTTAGTTTTTGCATATTCATCCATTGCTTTTTTTAATAGTTGTTTCTTTCTATCACGTTCTTCTGCTTCTAATTGTTTTCGTATCTTTTCTTGATCGTGAATCCAACTACTAATTGCTTCTGCTCGTTCTCTATGACTCATTATTTTCTCTCCATAAACGTTTGTAATAGATCATGACAACAATGCCAGTCATCCTCTTTTAGGTCTCCCCATTCATCAGCTGGTGGTGCAACTCCAGTAGCATCTATATCTGCATCATATATTATTGCTATTGTATTTTTTACTATAATAAGTTGTTGTAAATCTTCTCTGCTGTCACCTTTGATTTTTAGTTTCTTTTCAAGATATTTTTCAACTTGTCTTAATCTTAATAACAGTATTAGTTCTTTTTTATTATTGATCATTGTTCGTTTCCTTTATATTTGTTTATATTACAAACGTATTTATACTAAACCATATTTTGTAGGTGTCTTTGTGGTTTTGTAAGAAATATGGAATTGATAAAAGACTGATTACATCAGTCTAAAAACTCACTTACGTTCGTTTTTATTTCTTCTTACATTTAATTGATTTACTCTTTGGCCAGATTCCACCCGTTTAAGGGTGGTGACTCTTTGTCCGTCATCCAGAATCTTTTCTTAAATGGAGGATTATACTAACCTTTAGATTCGCTTTCTTTACATACAGTGGTGTAACTGTAATACCATATAAGGATCTGCCTATTAGTGCCTATGTGTGAGAATTAACATTTCTCTTAACATCGCATCCACCAATTGTGTGATGCTTCAACGATGCTTGACTTTGAGTGGTTATTTTATTAACCAATATTTCAGCGGAATTATTATCTGGCCCGCTAACCTTATGTGTTAAGTTTCTTGCCTTTAGTTCGTCTTTAATTGCCTGTTTTTGTTGCTTGTTTATTTTTGTAAGTTTCTTTTTTGCCCATTCTAGATATGATGTTGGTGTGTCTTTTAATAATTTGCCTGTGTATTTGCCAAATGTTATTGTGCCTGCTTGTATCATTGCCAATTTAGTTTTAATAATGTCATAATTTGTTATTTGTTCAAATTGCCTTTGAGATTGTTGTGATTTTATTGTAGCCGTTGTAATTGCTTTTTGCCAGTTAAGTTTTGCCATTGTAATTGTATATAGTCCAAAGCTACCAGAAGGTAATTTTTTTCTATGTACGTTGCTCTGTGTGCGTCTAAACAATATATTATAGCCTGTTTAGCAGGTGTTAAATATTTTAGATGAAGAGACTAAAGGAAAGAGCGATAGAAATGGGTTGTTGGTTTAAAGACGAAACCCGTAAAACTTCTTATCCTGAAACTTGGGTTCCTTATTTTAATGTTAGTACTTGTAAAGGCAAAGGAAATCCAAACGAATGTAGTGCTACGAAAATACATCGTAAGCAATCAAAAACTCAAATATGGAAAACTGTTTGTTATACTTGTAATAGGGAATGGACTATTTGATTAAGGAGTGCATTGTTCCCACTCTTGCGTATCTTCATTCCAACAATAAGCATTTGTAGTATCCGGTCTTGCAACTGGGGCTTGCCATTGGCCATTATTATCTAATGTCCAACTTGCATATGGTTGATCAGTTATAAAAGCATTACGAGCTGAATCATA